GCAAAAATGAAACTTTGATACATAGTGAAGCTATGTACCAACATTCTGTCAGATCAACAGTGAAGCTGTTAACCGGAAGAGCCTCCGTCCAAGTGAGGAGGTGATAAGTAGAGAAAACCCAGACAGTGAAGCTCCCTGGGGAAAAACTCTACTGCCAATGCAAGGCATTCTACGAAATTGTTTTGAGTGTGGGTCTAAACACAGATGGTGGGGGACCCAAAAAGAAACCGCAATCAAAATCGTCTTTAGCGGATACTGCAACTCTCCCTGCAGCTATAAAATTGAAGAAAGGTTGAGTTACATTCGGTACTGTTTGATTTGTGGCTACTGCAGAAAATTTAAAACTATTATAATATGGATAATTAAATTCACATAAGGATTTAGCATTATATTGTTCTACCGAGAAAGGATATGACATATAAGTATTAGATGATGTGGTAAGGCCTGAAATGTAAGCGTAATATAAATTTGGAACTACTTGACCCTTATCAGGGGCCACTTTGATATTAATACCACCTCTATAGAAGGCATACATTTGTACTATTCTACTCAGCAAATTACAAGCTATTGGATTATCTTTAGTCGTCGCACCAAAATCAACTAAATAGGAACCGGTGTCATCTGTAAATATTGAATTTAAGCGCAAAATATCTATATATGTAAATAAATTACCAGTAGAAGTGAAAGCATAGGAAGGACGTTTCAAAAGAGGTCTCATTGAGACCATTCTTTCTCCCATACAATGTTCTGCATGTGAAGTATCTACATCTAAAGATCTATTGTTACCAGTCACACTTTGAAAATCTACTTTATTGTCCACAGTATTGACTCTACTGTCTCTAATGCCCGTTGAACCAAAAGTATCTCCGGATTGTAAGGTTAGTTGAGAAGATGACGCCGAATCAAAGCCTACCCACCCTTCATTGATGGGAGCTTGTAATTCAAAGTCATCACCTCCGCTAACCTCTACAACACAATCTATACTAGTTGGCAATAATTCCGATGCTAGTTGCAAGGGTGTCAATGCATTGATTGCAATCATCCCCGGGCTAGCATGCGCAATTACCGTATTGGGGTTAGTTACAGTAGCATCAATTGGTGGCCCGGTTGTACGCATATCACAATAACTATAATTACGAGTATTTACATAAGGTATAACTACAGAAAATTCAGTCTGTTCTCTTAAATCCATAACAACCTTATAAGCATAAGCAGATCTATTTACAAAATCACTACTCTGAGTTTGACTAAAAGGTGAAAACACTAGCTCTAACCTACCACTATGATAATTCGTTTTAACGAATCTAAAAGTAAATTTTAAAGAACCTCTCCAGTATAAGAAGAAGTTGGACAAATAATACAAAAGCGTGGGTTGAGGGTGGCCTTGTATGTCCGTCTTCGAAAGGAAGAAAGGACACAAATGAGTCGACCAAATGGTAGTTGGGGAGGTTATTGTACTACTATATGAAAAACTATCTATATAATTAGGTTGTTGCAAAAGGTACTTAAATGAGAGTTCATCTGCATCAGATCCACCAAGACTAGACATTAATGGCAAGGCATTGCCAGCAAAAGCTGACATGGGAACGCCAGTGTCTACTCCATCTACGTTGGCTAAATTAAAGCCAGGCCTAACAACTACTTGATTTTGGTTATCCAACTTTTGAGGTTTTGAAAAACCAAAAGCTGCTATGAGAGATTGAATTCCTCGTCCAACTGTGGTCATACCATTTACGAAAGGTTTGACTGTTGGAATATAATTGCTAACACCTTTACCAACTCCCTCAGCTACATCAACAATAGTTGCGGCAACTTTGGAAACTGGACCAGATGTTTCTCCTGACTGCAAAATTAAATCTGTAGTAGGGGTCTTAACAGGTAATACAGTTGGGTAACCTAATTTTATATCCTTAAATCTAGCCCATAATACGAGATCTAGCTGGTCTGTCTGCTTACTTACTAATGGACTATACACTTTAATAAAGAAATTAGACCAATTTATGGGTTCTAAGACTAAATTATACTGAGGAAAAGGGCTAACATAGGGGACACTTAAAGTAATTTCAGATGTTTTACTTATATCGAAAAGAGTATGTGGTATATATAATGACTTATCAACGGCGACTTTAACGTCTGTATTACGTGAACCTATCAGATCTTTGGATGGCAGAGCCCCCATTATTAACAAACCAGCTTGAAAAGGTTGAGAATTTATTTGAAGTTTAAATTCTACAGTCGCAGAAAATGATGAAAAACCATCGAATTTATTGAGGTTCATATTGTCTAATAATGCCTTTGGTATTTCCAGATCTACTAAGTTTGTGTTCCTCGCATCAGCGGTGGACCATATATGGGTGGCAACCACTCGAGGTCTTTCTAGAAAGTCCACTATTGTGTGTTCTCTGAAATCTGATGCAGGGCGAGATTCATTCATTGTTTGGGGCGCACATGAAATTAAACATTCGTCTATTTTCATTGCGTCGTCTGAGAAAGACACGATCTGTTCTTGATACTCAACACCATTGTTGAGTTCTCCTGCCTGCGCTCCTGGTATACGCTTTGATTGGGCAGTTGTATCTCTGCCTTGTGTAAATTCTTTTTCTTGAAGTGAGATTCTTTTCGCACAACACCACTTAATGTTTGAGCGAGCACGAGGGTACACTAGATATTGGAGGGCTGCTCCGGTCCATCTTGTGTGGTAAGTATAAATATACAAGACCTCTAAGACTATAGCAATATTAAAACTATTTTTAACCTCGAAATTTAACCTAATTTTAATAAGATCACATAGTCAGCTTTCTTCTTCAAAGAAGTCGGTTTCCCTAACTGCTTGGAAGGCCGCGTGTCGAGATAGAAATTCTACTTCGACACCGTGTTTATTACATGCTCTGAGAATGAGGGGAAACCACTGGTCCCACACATCCTCGGGGTGGAGAGATAATTCCTTTAAAGCAAAGCTAACGTTTGCTTGAGCATTCAATCCTTCATCCTCTCCAGATCTTTGCCAATTCATACAATCTAGAATACTGTTTAAATCTAAAGGTGCTAACCACCTATCTAACTCTTTAACATATCTAAAAGATCTTTTAATGAAGGTAACTTCTTCTAACTTACGAGATTTGATATCACAGATCCTGTCCTTATCTTCCATAGTATAATCTAAACCTAACGTTTTGAGAAGTTTTGGCAATGTGAGTTGATTAAAATCTTCTACATACTTCTCAGGGACACCAATTACGTGGTCATCCCCATAAGTTACTATAGAGAAATCGTTGAAGAAAACACGTATGTTCTCCTCAGATCTATTTCCCTTTTCTTGAGATTCTACAAACGCATAACACATAGCTATATTTACAAAAATACTATTAATAATGGAAGTTAGGAAGTGTCCTGAGGGGAGAGATTTTGACCAATAATAAAGCTTACCATAAGAATAATGTACAGAATTTAAAAGTGATTCCAAAAGAACCCATCTAACACGCCTGTGTTTGTCTCGCTCAGATTGTGGCAAAGATAAATCTTCGCACAATTCCACAATCACTTCACATGCTGCTCTCAGGATTTCTTTTTCTTGAGAAGAATCGTAACTAGCAAAATCACCTGCTACGAAATGTCTATTTCGAAGAAGGTGGTGTGCAACACGAGTCCAGTCATCAGAGTAAGGATTAGTTCCTACGGCTATGTTATTAACTATTTTCCCTCTAATCAGTCTTGATACTCCTCCTTGTAAATACATTCGACATAAGATTAAATAGGGAAGAGGTGAAGCAGAAAATAATCTAGTTTTATGAGCTTTTTCAATGGCTTTCCTTTCATCTTTAAGTGTGTCAATAAATACGTGTACAGATGAAATTCCATCCATCGCAAGAGATTCTATATGTTCTACGTCCTTCCGTAAATCCAAAGCCAATTTAGTTTTAAAATTGAAGGGACCATCACTCCCAAATATTTCTTGTTTGCCATTCTTAACTTTAGAACACAATGGATATCCAGCTGAAGTTTTCCTTTTTATTGAATTGAAAGTAGGGTCACTGTCAATTCCTTCACACGCTGTTTCAAAAGGATATCGAGATTCATATTTATAATTAGATCCATATTCCATTACATATATTCTTTGTACTAATCTATCTTTAATTGAGTTGAGGAGATTCATTTTAACTAATGTGCGAGGTCTACCAAATAAACTCAGTCTATAGTTTCTCGGATCCCAAACTTCACCATTCAACGTCCCAGGTGTAAGCCATGTTGGTTTTGTTAGGACTGGCGCTATCTCTCCATATAGAACACTCTTACGAAGTTGGGTTTTGGACGCCGCACTAATACTAATAGGAGAGTCTCCCAATGATATAAATTTGCCTGGAAAAGGCAAAGTGTCAAACACTCCATTTTGAATCATTTTCTTCTCCATTTCAGACGATTGAATTGTCGGGTTCAGATCATTTATCCATTTACATAAAAGTTCTCTTGTAATGGCTACAGCGTAACCATTACCCTGTGAATCTCCCATGACATGCATTCCGCAGATGCGACCAGGTCCTTGTTTGGCTCCTATTAAAATAACAGGGGCACCACATGTACCTGACGCAGTCTGCAATTTGTACTTCCAGGATTGCCTGAAATAAAAGGTAGCATCATACGTACTAATAGATGAGATTTCACCTCCTTTCACCAACTGAGATTGTCCAGTACCATATGCTATGGTTGCATAAGGTTTATATTTGTTGCTTTCAGGTACATGTATAAAAGGCAGACACACATCAGATCTCAAAAGAGATTTCACTTCTGTTTGTGAAACATATGTAGTTAGAATATCAGGGTGTTTAGTGACGGTTTCTACGTCAACTAAACATGAATCAACTAACCTCCCTCCGTCATTTTCCGGAACAAATATATTATAATTTAAAAAATCACAGATATAAATTTCATACATATTTACACGAAGGAAAATAGATCTTAAACTAATGAAAGAGTCTGGAGATTCTTCCATTTCTTTTCTTAAACTAAAAAGAAAATGTTGAGGCATATAACCAATTTTGTCTTTTAAGAACAGAATATGGCCTAAACGAGATTCACGTCCATCAGGTCTGCATACAAATAAAGCATAATAATTTCTACATACCACTTTAGAAAGTATTTCCGCGGCATTCTGATCTGAACATCCTTCCACAGTCAACATTTCATTAACTTTGGAATAATAATTCTGTAGCGCTAAGTTCTCTACATTACCATTACACTGCATATTCACACTGTCCTCTGTGGCGTTAAAAACACTTTGCTCAATTTTCACGTGTGGAATAGCGCCAAGTTTTTCTTGAGATTCTACCCTAACTCTTGAAACAGATCCTATCTTTTCTTGGGATTCTATTTTACATCTTGATATAACGCCCTCCTTTTCTTGAGATTCAGGAAATTTTGGTAATACTATTTCAGATTTTGCCAGTGGTGTAGTCTCACCATTAAAGAAACATCTATATATAGTGTAGCCAACACCTAAGGCCGTTACCACAAGCCCAAAAGTTGCTAAATATGGGACTATAGGGTACTCCTCACATATTTGGGAGAAGTGTGTTCGCCATATCATCGTTGTCCTTTCTTTATCTGCACTAATTTCATCTGGCTTGGGATCAGGAGTGATGTCAATAACAGCAGTCTCAAACTTCTCTATATATTGGTCGGGTGTAACAACTTCATCGAAGAAGTTATCATACCCAAGATCATTTTCTTCCTCATAGCTATCTACAAACCAACTTAACCAACCTTGTGTAGCCAAAAGATTATTTTCCGATGGTTCTATTGTTAAATGAGATTCCTCCTTTGCCTTCATTACTTGTTTTCGCACATTACCAATCATTTCAGTAATATTAGCGCTAACACTCTGGCATGTCGTCATATTATCTTTGTACTTAAGGCACATTAATTTTACTATTTCATCATAACTAATTTCAGATCTTACTATAGAGACACGATCAGATTCATCTAAAATATATTCTACTTTAGTGAACTTGTAAATATCTTTGGAAAAAGGTTGTCCAGCACGAGGCTTAGTACAACCAGGGGCTATTTCTACTTCTACAACTAAATCAAATCTCCTAAGTAAAGCTACAGGGTAGTTTAACGAATGAACTTTCGATTGCAAGTTCTCTGCGGTAAGATTGGAAGACGCTAAAATAACAGAACTACGGAACCACGTGTTGTTTTTATCTTCGAGATTCGCCATATGCAAAGGATAAGGAAAGATATTACTTGCTCTAATCATTTCAAAAATTTCTAAGTTTGGATTTGATGCTGAATCCACGCGTTGCATGAAATCATCAAATACTGTAATGAGTTGACCAGTATAACCATCCCAATACTCCTGCTCAGAATTTCTAGCATAAATTGAGGAAGCAATATCTTCATCAGTAATATCCCCTTCATGTTCTTCGAGATAAATTCGCGTGGCGACTTCAGTAGTAAGCGGAAAGGTTACTGTGGTCTTTCCTCGACCTGTTCCTCCCAATAACAACAAACTGACAGGAGGTGGTCGCAAAGAATTTTTGTATCCACCTCTTTGAGAAATAGGAACTTTATCAATGAGATTATAAGTGAGGTTAATATATTTTACAATTATTTGAGATTGATTTTTGAATGCAGGAGTGCACAAAAATCTATTTCCTTCCTTATATAAATTGAATAGTTTATCTAACAACCTAGCATCTAAAACTAATATATTTTTCTTATATTTTTCATATATATCTTGAATAGCTTCTATCCAAGTACAGACTGGAGATTCATAGGACAGAGAAGGTAATCCTAAAATTTTAACTCTAAAGAAATGTTCACAATGTACATACAGATCTTTTACATATGAAACTATATGTGTTATACCCTGACTAAAGCGTGGTGCTTGAGAAACAAACCACACAAAATCTTTTGCATTTTTCATAGATACAGGGCACCCATTTAAAAATAATTTATCTAATAAAAATAGACTAAGGAACTGAGATTCATCTTTCAAACCATCTTGGCAAACTAAACTTTCTTCGAAATAAATGAAAAATTTGTCTAAACTACACATACCAAAGAGTAAAAATAAAAATGTTTTAATTACACTTAATGCGGATAAATCCTTTAAAATTTTAAGACCTAGAGAAACGAGTAATAAACCAGTTAAAAATTTGACTAAAATTAAGAAAAGTTTCAAAACTTTTCCTTTAACCTGACTCCATTGTTCTGATACAGTTGCCATAACTGAATTTATTACAGCTTGGAGGTCATCCTTATCTATTTTGTGTGTAATGTTAATACCTTGAAGTTTCTTTTGACCACACATAAATCTTAACTCAGTCTCATATTTCCTAATAAAATCTTCTAATATATTACCTGAAGATTGGAGATTCAATTGTGGGGGTACAACATTATAGGATGTCTGTGGATGTTGTACATAAGTGTATGGATCCTCAACCAAAATAGTACCATCACTGCATAGACTTACAGTACTACGTTGAGGAAAAAGGAACTTACTAGATACTCTTTCCATATGGGAAACTAACCTAAATTTTGTCAGATCTGTTAAAGAAATATAATTATCTATAAATTTAAAAAGAGATAAATGAGGTTGTTGAAACCTCCATTTACCATCAAAAACCACTAAAGGTAATTTTCGCGCAAATTGTAAATTTTCTATTAAATGAAACAGATCTTCAGATGTAAACCTATCATCTAAAATTTGATCCAGACAATTATATTGAATGTTTTCAGGGAGTCCTAAGATAAAACTATATGTTTCTACATCACGGGCGGATAAATCGAACCACACGCAATTTCTCTCGTACTCTACAACTAAGTCTACATCAGATCTAAATAAATGGTGAGTATTATATTGAGATTCAGTTTCATCATGTCTATGTAAGAAGAGGAAATGGGGCCAATTGACTCCGTAACCCTGCACCTTCCTATCAAAAGACACACAAACAGGATTATACATATCATACCACCTTTTAATAGGTTGTATGAAATTTCTTTTCCTTACATGATTTACATTACCTAGATATGGGTTGTGAAGATCCTCAAAAATCATTCGTTCGATAGAATAATAAGAATAAGAATCTTTACCATCCATATCAGCTAACGTTTGTCTAAAGATTTCTTTATCGAATAACGTAACAGGTTTTTCCAAGTCCAAAAGCATTAAATCATCATCTGTAAAATCAGTCCGGCTATTTAAAGAATTAAGAGAAAACATCATATAAAGGGTTGGCTATTCGTACTCGCGTGAGAGCTTTCCTTTCGCCCAAAATAAAAATAATAGAATTGAGAGCATAAGAATGCATGTGTTCTTTCTCGCAAGAAAGACGTACTCAAAGCTTTCTGTTGAACTACAAGCAACAGCACTTATCTACTTAAGATCATTGGCTTCCAGCCAGCTAAAACAAGGGGCTCCTCGGAGATCAAGCCTTGTGATAGCGCACGCTGCCCAAACGTGCTTATTGGGGCACTACGTGACTTTCCACGGTCATCTACTTTCAGAGGTCATCCTAAAACAGGAAACACTGGATTACTATGCCAGCGCATAGATCTTCTAGATCAACTACTTACAGGGGTCACCATCTTTTCCGGGGTCAACAATTTTTAAAGAGTTTGTAACTCTCCTACTATCAGGGGTCTCTAACCTAAATAAAATGGCCACTAGTGATACAGGCAGTCAAACTACAAGATACAACGGGTTTTAAGCCGTAATACCGCATAGAAAGATATGCAAATACCCTTCGTGGCCTGCAATCCTGATACGCAGTGGTTAACTACGTACCCATTTTGC